CCATTGCCACATTATACGGTCAGGAGGGGTTGAGTGATGCCACTCAAGAAGAGCGCCAGTAAAGCAGCCTTCAAGGCCAACGTCCGCGAGATGGTCAAGTCGGGCCGTCCTGTCAAGCAAGCGGTTGCAGCCGCGTATTCGACACAGCGCGCGGCGAAGGGCAAGAAGTAATGCCAGGCGATTGGGACCGCAACGTCCACCCCGACCTGGTCGATGACGAGGAGAGCTCGTCGTCCGAGCCGTCGGCGCCCCGCCCTCGCGGTCGCGGGCGTGCCACCTCTGACGCGGCCCTCCCCGCGACGGCGGGCGAGGCAGTATCGGAAGAGCCTGTCACTGAGTCAGGTTCCGACGGCACTGCCGAGCCCGACCCGGCAACATCCGACCTCGCCTGGTTTGACCAGGTGCGGGACGCCAAAGACCCCGTCGAAGCCCTGCGGCTGATCACCAAGAATCTGCCGCGGGACCAGCTCGAAAAAGACGAGGTCATGTCTGGCGTGATCGGCGCGCGTGCCGAACGTCGGTTCAACGAGATCAAGGCTCAGCAAGAGCGCGCGGCGCAGGAGCGAGCCAAACTGGAAGCGGCCGCCAACAACGACCTGTACACCCTGGGTGAAATGACTCAGCGCGAGTTGCAAGGGCAGCTCGCGTCGCAGCAAGCCGCCCAGGCCGCGGGACCGTTCATGGACGGCGTCGTCCAGTTCCAGAAGACCCTGCCGGAAACGATCCAGAAGGCGATCGCCGGGCAGACATTCGGCGCAGGCAAGGGCTATGCCGAGGGCGTGGCAGAATACATGGCAGCCGTCGTCGATAAAGCGGTGGAGCTCGGCGTGCAGAAACGCGAGTCCGCACTGAGGAAATCGGTGATGAGCGAGATAAACGGCGACGAGCCTGTCCCTGAGCGCGACTCTGGTACCCCCGGTCGCGTCCGAGAAGTGACAGACGAAATGATCGCCGCCATGACACTTCGAGAATATGAGGCGCTGTTCGACGAGAACGGTAAGCCAAAGCCAGGGGTACGCCATCGGTCAACCCGAGGGATCCCCGTTCGTCAACATTAGCCCTGTTGCTAGTGCTGACAGTTAGTGCAATAATAAGGGGGTAGCGTAATGGCTACAGGCGCGACCGAATTTGTAGATAAGACCATTTCCGATGGCGTTTTCTCGCCTGACATTTGGTCGAAGCAGGTATTACGCGCAACAGAGTCCAATCTATTGTTCGCCAAGAGCGTCAATAGGGGCTTTGAGAACGATGCGAGCGTCGGCAAGACGGTCAAGGTCGCAAGCATCGGAAACCTGGCCGCGCGGGCGAAGACCGAGAACACGGCCATCGTGTACGAGACGGTGGCTGAGACGGCCACGACCATTACCCTCGACCGAAAAGTTCTGGGGGCACGCCTCGCCGCTTAGGCGAGAGTGAAAACACGGGGTGAACTGTCGGGAACCCTACACATCAACCAGATGACAACGAACATGCAGCATATTCAAGGTTATGCAACCAACAGATGCCGCGTGGCTCGCTGGCTTTTGGGACGGCGAAGGAACAATCTCTCTCTATCGCAGCAGGTGGACGTGGAAGCCAGACGGACCGAACACACGGCGACTGCCCAACCACGAGCGGGAGCCCGAGCGCTACCGTCCGTTGCTTGCGCTCTCGCACACGGACATGCCGACGTGCGCTCATGTGGACGACCTGCTAGTGCAAATCGGTGCGAAGCACTACCTTCGGGCAGACCCGAAAGTCGTCCAACCGAGCAGGATGGGCAGGCGGCCGCAACGTCATATTTCGGTGATGAGCTTCGTCGCTGCGCGCGTCCTGCTCGAAGTGCTTATGCCGTATCTCGTGACCAAGCGAGCACAGGCAGATGCGCTCTGGCGCTTCATCGAAATCGCGCAGTCGCGCGACTCGCACCTGCACTACACCGACGAGCAGAGAGAAATCGCGTTGTTTCTACGCCGTCACCCGATGCATGGGAATCCGCAGCCAAGCCAGGCCGGGGCAGCCTAACGCTGCGTAGCCTGGAAGGTTCAGAGACTAGCTGGTGAGTCCCAACAATAAGCCAGCACTAGCGCCCCGCTCGCGTTCGCAGGAACGCGATGATGAGATAGTCCACTCCGGTCCGAAAGGGCCGGGTCAGTGCAACATTTGGTCGTATGCGGCATTGGGAATTGAGGACATTGTGAAGGTGCAGAGCATCATCGATGTCCAATCCGAATACCAGCAGAAACTGGGCTACGCCCTGGCCAAGGACGTCGACACCAACCTGGCCGTGGACGTCGCGGGCTTCACCCAGACCGTGGGCACGCTCGGCACGGCATTGTCCGACGCCAACGTCCTGGCTGCGGTGCAGCTTCTCGATAACGCCGACGCGCCGCAAACGGAAAGATTCTTCTTGATGAGCCCGGCAGAGAAGGTGGCCAAGCTGGCACTGGACCGGTGGAGCAATGCCTTGTACATCGGCAACACGAACCTGCCGTCGAAGGACGGCCAGCTCGGCGACATGTACGGCCTGAACCTGGGGGTGACCACCAATTTAGTCAAGCCGGCTGGCGGCCAGGCCAACAATTTCATCGGCCATCGGGAAGCCATCGCGCTGGTGATGCAGCGCACGCCCAAGTCGCACATCTTCTACGACATCGACGTCTTCACCTGGAAGCTCGCGGTCGAAGAGATCTACGGTCACCAGATGATGCGGCCGACCTTTGGTGTCTGGGCAAAGGGAGCCGCGTAAGTGCCCGAAGCGACAGAAACCTTTACCGAGCGGATGCAATCAAAAACGCTTGGCCGCTCGGACATTCCTCTCAGGCGGGGCCAGAATTACAACTACCCGCTGCGCTGGTGGGCGACCCCCAACGGGGACATCGTCCAGTTGCAGTCTGACCCCCAGAACCGCGCGCTGTACGCCGACCTGGGCTTTCATCTGCTGGCCGACACCGCCGCGCGCGGCGACTCGATGTCGGAAGTCGAAGAGTGGGAACGGCTCGAGCGGCCGCGGATCGTCGCCGAGCAGCGCAAGCGGGCCAAGCTCATCAATGCCATCCGTAAGGCAGATCAGAAAGATCCCACCCTGGGCACGCTGGTCGATGTCGAGACGATCGACTCGCAGACCACCGACGAGCTCGAGGCCACGATCCGAGACATTCGGTCGCGGGGCGGCACGGTCCGCGTGGTCGACACCAAGTTTCGGGACGAGCCCGAGCCGAGTCTGCTGCGCGGCGTCGAGACGAGCGCGACCAACGCGCTCGAGGACCTGCAACGCAAACTGAGCGCAGACGGCGCCAGGGCAACCACGATCGAAGGCACCGGGAAAGATCCCATCGACGAGGCGCGTCGAAGGAGGAGTTGAGACATGAGTGAACCTGTGGATTACGTCGCCCAGGCCAATTTGATACACGAGAACGGGCCGGCGGCGACCCCGCCGTCGACGCTGTTCTTCACTTATCTGAAACCTGACGGTGAATCGATCGTCGGACCCGCGACCAGTGCCGAGGTGTACCTGCGGGAAGGATTCACCATCACGGGTGAGCAGACCATCGAAAGCGTGGATGCGTACAACGCGGAGCAGGCGGCCAAAGCCGCGCCCAAAGCGGAACGTGAAACGCACGCGCCGGAGCACGAGTCGCGGCACCAGCCCACGCCGCCTGCGCCGTCGAAGAGGGACTGAGCCATGCCCCTGGATGCGGCCACGATCGCGGGCCAGGTCGGCGCCGCGACGGGGCTCTGGACGCACACGCCCGTCGATTGGCGCGGCAACGAGCCACCGGGCACGGCCAAACCGGGCGGCTGGCCGACCGACGCCAGCGCCAGTACCGCGGTGGTGCCCAACGGATCGACCGCGGGCGCCATCGGCCTGATCGTCGGCATCACCGCCATCTCCGTGTCGGGCATCACCACCATCGCCGCCACGGTCAATTTCACGCTGTCAGGGCCAGCGAACTACGTCGTCGAGTACGGCACCACGACGGCGTACGGGACGCAGGTCAGCGGATCGGGCAATGGCGCGCAGACCAAAGCCCTGGCCGGGCTGACGACGGGCACGCTGTACCACTACCGCATCGTCGCCACCCCTGGCGGTGGCGTGGCCACGAGCACATCAGACAGGACGTTCACCACGTCGTGATCGACGAGCACGGTCGGACCGCGTACCTGAGCGTCACGGCGGCGCATCGGCCCGACTGCGCCTTCGGCTCAGGCTTTTTCCGGCTGACCTTTAATCCAGGTCAGCACGAGGTGCGCTACTGCCAGACGTGGGACGACGTGCTAAGGGTGACCCGATTGCTCGAGGGCGTCGTGGGCGAGATCCGCATCGAACGCGACGGCCACTGTCTGGATGGCGACTCCCTGATCGGGGATGCCAGGACGCCCGACGTCGTCGACGGCGACTGGTGGCTGTCTCTGCCGCGCGAGGACGCGATGCGCGAGCTGGGGCTGACCAGAGAAGCCGATTACAAGCGGGCGTACGACGCGATCGCTGCCACGGTTTACCGTAGGGACAACCGCGCAAGCCAGGGCGGCGTGCGCGCGTCCATCGTCATCAAGCGGCCAGGGGCCAGGGTGGTGAACGCGTGATGACGACGCAGGCGCCGGTGGTTCCCAGTGACCACATCACCGATGGCTTCTGGATACATACGGGGCGATTGCGCGTCAGCTATCGGCTGACGACGGGCGCGGTGGTGACCATCACGCTGCCGGATGACTGGCAGACGTTGCTGGCGCGCGTGGCGGCGCTCGAGGCCAGGCCCGTCATCAACAGCCTCGACGACCTGGTCTACGGACCCGCATGACGACACCGTCACTGCAGCCGGCACCCCCGAGCCCGCCGGCGCCGTCGCTCGAGCCCGTGGTGCAACCGACGACGCCGGTTGTGGCGGTCGATCTCATGGGTGGAGGGTGAGCTGATGGCCACGCTGCAGCAGTACAGGGCGAGCTTTTCGGTCGAGGCGGGACCCTTCATCGGCCCATCGTCGTACGAGGTCCGGGCGATGGTCGGCTCGACGACCAGCCAGCTCGTGTGTCTGGCGTATCCCATCCAGAGTGGCATTCCCCAGGAAGACCAGTTGATCGACCGTCCGCTGTACCGTCCCAACGCCACCCAGCCCACCGACCGCCACCGCTACGTGATGGCCTACGACCCGTCGACGGGCACCATCACGCCCGATCTGCCCTGGTCGGTCAGTCCGTTCTCGGATGGCGCGGGCACCACGTACGGATTCCTCGAAGCACTCACCTATCACGACATGGAGCAGTACGAGTACCTGGACCTCGCGGGCGGTGGGCTGAGCGGGGTCGGCGAACGGTTCGAGATCCTGGGTCCGTTCGACGCGCCGACGACGCACCGTTTGATCAACGAGGGTCTGAAACATTGCTGGATGGTCGTCGAGGTGGCGTGCGTTCCGACGATCCTGACGACCCGACACGATCTGAACGTGGTGGCGCCGTGGCTGATCGACAGTGGCAACGTGCTGCAGGTGGGGTTGCTGGCCAGTGGCGAGGACCGCAATCTGCAGGACCCGTTTGAGCGGCGCATCATGGGCCAGGTCGAACGCGACGGCGGCAACTTCTATTTGAATACCCAGCCGCACACGTTCAATGACGGCGACCTGATTTATCTCCGCGTGCTGAAGCGCGCGTACGACCACTGCCGGCCGGCGGGGGGCACGTTCGGCGATCAGGCGGGATTGAGCCTGGAAACCGACGAGGCGGCGATTGAGCCTGGGTGGGCCGCGTCCGCGGCACTGGTGGCTGGCTGGCGGCAGTTCGGGCATCTGCTCGAGCCGGCGGCGAACCAGCGATTGATCAGGGACCAGGCCACCGCGGTGGCCGCGTTCAACGACCTGGTCCGCGAGCACTTGATCGCTGACCTGCCGCAGAAAAAACTGTACCGCCAGCGCACGTTCGGCCCAGGCGTCAGGACCGCTGGATGAGCCTGTACGCGAAACGCTCACCCTGGCCGTTTCACGTGCGGATCGACAACGTGGGGTTTCTAATAGGCGCCCCGCAGCCGGGGCAGCCGGCGCTGGTGTCCACCAAGACGGCCGATGTCGGCTCGGTGGCGCCGCCCGACTACTCGTACGCGGGGTCGAATCCGACCAATGATAGGGAAGAGCCGTTCCAGAATCTGACGCTGGGTCTGGGATTGGCACTGCAAGAAAAATGGGACGACCAGCGGTACATGAGCGCCAACGCGGTGGACCTGTCGGTCTGGCCGTGGTGCCTGGGTCCCGAGATCGGCACGTACACCCTGGCGGGTGTGGACGCCGTGCGGGGCATCAACCGCTTCTTCGAGCTCGGCGCCACCCTGTACGCGGCCAACGGGGTCAACGTGCTCAGAAAAGCCGCGGGCACGAGCGATACGTGGTCGATCGCGCACACGTTCGGGCAGCCCATCCTGGACGTGTGCGTCTTTTCCAGCAACTTCGATGGCGTGCAAAGGGCGTTCTTCGCGCTGGCCGGCGCGGTCGCGCAGTACACATCGGACGGTACGGCGTACACGGCGATGGCGACCTTCAACGCACTGGCGTTCACGGTCGTGGGTAAGGAGTTCTGGTGGGCTGACGACGTCAACCGTCTGAGAAAGCTGGACACCAACGCGGACCCGACCAACGAGGCCAACTACACCAGCTTGATCTTCAGGGCGGGCGACAAGTCGGCCGCGATCACCTCGCTCCTGGTGACCAGTGGCGGCACGCTGGTGATCTGCAAAACGGATGGCACGTACACGCTGAATGCCGCAGGCGACGATCACGAGCTCTTCCCGTTCCTGCGGTACGCCGACACCCCCAACAACGGCAAGGCGTGGGGCACGTTCGAGAACGGGCTGTACGTGGCCTATGGCGACAGTCTGGGGCGGATCGATTCGGACCTGTCGTGGACGTCGGTCGGGCCTGACGACCTGAGCTCGAACGTGGCGGGCATCGCGGGCCAGGTGACCGCGTTCGCGGGCGTGGGTCAGATGTTTGCCTACGCGGCATTGCTGGATCGGAACACGAACACGGGCTACCTGTGCAAGTTCGGGGCGTGGGTGTCGATGGGGGTGCGCGGACCGCGGCAGAGCACGCTGGTGACGGCACTGGGCTCTCAGGGCACGGGTGAGCCGGTCCACATCGACGCGTGGCACGGCAGTGTGAGCATCCCGTTCGTCGGCCGCGCGATCCAGGCGTTGTTTGTCTCCCAGCTCGGCTCGCCCGTGAGCGGGCACACCCGCACGTACGTGGGCTTCAGCGACGGGTCGATCGGCTGGGTCTTGAATCCGTGTACGCCCAATCCCGCGGGGTGTGTGGACTACAGGTATTTCACGGGCGACGGGTGGGTGGACCTGCCGGTCTGGCACGGCGGGTACCACGCCAGCATCAAAAGTCTGCGGCATTTCTCGGTGACGGGACCGCGGATCGACGCCAACAACTATGTGACGCTGGAGTACCGGTTGGACGTGACGCCGGGCATGGCGTGGACCGCGTTTCCGCACACGTTCAACACGGCGGTCTATGACCGCGCGAAGTTCCCCACGGGGGCGACCTGCACGCTGGCGGCGTTGCGGGTGCATCTGCACAACACCGACCACGCCAGTTCGCCGCTGGTGTCGGCGGTCAGTCTGGGGCATGCGCTGCGGCCGAAACGGGTGATGGAGTTTTCGGCCGACATCCTGTGCGCCGATGGATTGGTGCGCCGTGATGGAGTACCCGTGCGGATGGGCCGCAAGAAAATTCAAGCACTGATCGAGGCGGCCGTGGACAACCCTGGCGCGGTGACGGTGGTGCTGCCCGATGAGACGACGCAGGAGCTGAGTTTTACCGACTATTCGGTGATGCAGTCTTTCGACGAGATCGGTCGCCAGTGGCGAGGGGCTTTAAAAGTCAAAGCGGTGCAGTGGATTTGAGGAGCAGCTAGATGGCGCGTATCCCAGTTGACCCGAATTACTCGTTTCCTACATTTCCGCGCGCGACCGCGGCGACGGATATTTTTGTCAAAGAGGACGTGCAGGCACTGGCCGCGGCGGTGAGCACCCACGTTCACGATGGGGCGGGCAAGGGTCTGCTGGTCGGAGGACCGGCCGCGGGCTCGATCACCAACGCCATGCTGGGCGCGGACGTCGCGCGCGACAACCTGCTGGTCAATGGTTCGATGGCTGTGGCCCAGCGTGGGGGTGGTCCGTTTACGACAAGCAACGCCTACACGGCTGACCGCTGGCTGACCGGCATCGGCGCGGGCTGCACTCTTTCGGTGACGGCCGGCGCAGTGTCCGGTGCGATCGCGGCAATCGGGCCGGGCGGGGCAAACGTGAATTGCCTGGCTGGCTCGCATACCTCGGGCGGCAACAGTTCGTACATCCTCCAGCAACTTAAGTTCGCCGGCGACGGCAACGCCGGCTTGCTCAGAGGGCAGAACGCGTCGTTGTCGATGCGGGTGTACACGGGCACTGCCAATGCCGTTCGGCTGCAACTCCAGACGGACGGAACAGCACCACTGGTAGCCACCAGTAGCTTTTGCCCCGGCGACTCGGCCCCGCACACCCTGACCGTTACCGGGTTCGTCCCGATTGATGCCACGTTCATCAATGTCTTCCTTCAGTTCACGGCGAGCGCGCCCTCGTGGTACGCGGGCCAGGCCATGCTGGTGGTGGGCAGTCAGGCGGCCAACTACGTGCCCATGCACCCGGCCGATGACCTCGCGCGGTGCAAGCGGTATTACGACCAGTACGGGGGGTCATTCAGCGCCGACATCTATGTGGCGGCGACTCCAACCGCTGGAACGCAGGGAATGGGTATTACGCTCCCGACTCGTCAGCAAATGCCAGTGATGCCGACGGTCACCAAAGTTGGGACGTGGGCTGTGACCAATTCTTCGCAGCCCGCCGTTACCCCAGGGTTGTCTACGTTCGTGGTGACAGGAACATCTATCGCTGCTGGAATCATGGTCTTCAACACGCTCAACGCCACCACGTACGTCACACTGGAGGCGAATCCATGACGGTCAAGATCATTGACTTCAACACCTACGAGTACGTTCACGACGATGCCCACGGTGGCAGCCACGGCGGCACGCTCGATCCCGCCACGGTCACCTACGGCGTGGGCATCGATGGCACGCCCAACGAGAACGTGGTGGTGGTGCCGTGTCCGTTCGAGAACTGCGGCAGCGTGTCGTACTGGCCGCCAGGTGGTGGGGCCGATGCGTTGCTGGGTCAGTCGCTGCACGTCATGGTGGCGATGCAGCCCGGTCTGGCACGTGAAGCCAAAAGTGCCGAGCAGGCGGCGGCCGAGGTCAAGCAGCGCGTGATCGACACCGATGGGGAAGCCCGCTGGGTCTTGGACGACCAGGTGCTGAAGATGCTGGAGGCTACTCAGGCATGACCGAATTTTCGATAGGGCCGGGTGTGGCAGAGGCCATTGCCGCCGCCGGAGATACTGCTCGCAGCGATGAACAATTCGTGATTCTCCGAGAAGGCGACAAGGTGTCGCAGACGTTCGGATCGCTCGGCATCTATTGGTGGTACGAAGCCGAGAACGTTGTGAAACGAGCCAGTTACACGTGAATCCAGGCTTTGCGGCGGACAATCTGACTGACTGTTTTGATGCTAACGCCGTACGAGGCTGCCAATGAAGTCATGGTGTGTGCGCCCGATTCCCAACGCGCCCGCATGAGAATGACATCCGCCTCATGGAGTTTTGAGATCTTGTTTGCTGAGCCTTGCCGAGATGCAGCGAACTGCCGTCCCTTCCTAACCTTGTCTTGCATATTCTCCGTGTGTGTACCGAGATACAAGTGATTGGGTCGTACGCACGCTGGGGTGTCGCACGTGTGAAGCACATGCAACACGCCGGGAGAGCCTCGTGTGTAGGTCCAAGCGATCCGATGGGCAAGAACACCCATCGGTCCGCTGTGGTTGAAGTGTCCATAACCATTCCGGTTTCTGGTGCCCTGCCAGATCCAACACTCCTCACTAAAGTCGACGCTGAACCAGAATCGAAGTTCGGCTCTTCGGGTGGAGCTATATCCCCTGGCAATCTCCTTGAGCATGGCCCCGGTAGTGAGGGTCATCAATTCAGCCATTCGAACAAACCGGAGCCAATCGGCAGGGTCGAGGTCTTCTATCTTTACGATCAAAGTGTGTGTCCGCCATGACGCAGTTTGTGGTCGGGCCCGGCGTACTTCAGTCAATGACCGACGCTGGCGATGAGCCGAGATCCGACGAGCGATACATCGTCCTCCGCGAGGGCAACAACATTAGTCAGACATTCGGTCGAGATGCCGTTTGGTTCTATCTCGAAGCCGACAACACTACTCAAAGCGTCCCTTTTGAAGTTGTCGAAACCGCTACTGCCTGGAATCCGTATTTGCCGATGCCCGCCCAAATTTATGATTGGTCATGCAGCTCGTGTGCGACGGAATACGTCGAACGGGGGAGTGGCGCAGCGCGCTCAGATGACATCTACGCCAACCGCGAGGCGGTCACGTACGCGATCGGTTTGCCGCAGAACATCAGCCCGGCGCTGGGACTCCACGATGGCAGCGGCGCCCAGCTGCAGCGCGTGCTCTCAGAGCACGCGGGACTGACCACCCGTCAGGGCTGGCTGAGTTTTGACGAGGCGTACGCGACGTATAGCCAGACGTTTGGACTGGGTTCGGGTCAGGAGTACTACCACTGGGTCGCGTTCGTCGGTGTGCATGGCAACAATCTTGCCATTCAGAATTCGGCATTAGGGTATCGCGGCATCTGGAACGAGCTCAGTCGCTACGACTACGAACGCCTGGGCGGCTGGTCCTGCATCTGGATCGTGTGAAGGAGCAACCATGAACATTGCTATGCCGCCGATTACGATCGGCCTGATCCTGGCGATCATCATCCTGATCCTGGCCGTCATCGGCCTGGTCGGCGTGTTGCCGCTCAATCCCCTGATCGTGTTTGGCATGCTGGCCGGGTTATCGATCGCACGTATGACCTGATGGTGTACGGCGTCGGCGGGCTGATCATCACCGTACTGATCATCGTCATCCTGCTCAGAGTCCTGGGCCTCGTCTAGCCGATCGAGCAGCGCTGGGGTGTACGTCGCAGGGCGGCGGCATTGCGTGCGCCTGCTCGAGGCGCGTACACCCATCGTTCCAGGGCAAACGGGAGCGATTTGGTCGGCGCGAGGCCGATTGTAGACCGCCCTGTGGCGAAGCTGTAAGGCTTACAAAGGCGTTTCGTAAAGTCGTGAAACGCCGGGTGCGCTTGACATTTCTAACTCGCTTTAGCGTCACCAAGCGCAGCACGGGCACGGCGCAGGATGTCATTGTCATCCTCGGGGTCGGTGAACGATTCGAGCATTTCAGCCAGTGCCGCCCGCAGCCGCGCGATCTCTTTGTCCGCCTGTTCGACCTCGGCGCGGAAGTAGTCGTAGCTGGCTAGCAGGAACAGCACGTCTGTGTTACCACTGCCTGCTCGAAGCCTGGCAATCGCTTCTGCGGTCGCAAGTGCGGCACTCACGGGATCAGTCTTGTCAGGCATATTTGGCCTAATCGCTAGCAAGAGCCAGGAAGCGGCGCGCTTCGAGGATCTCGCAGGGTTTCGTCACGAGGTGCTCCTGGCAGAAGCCGTGATGATCCAGCCGGCAGTCACCGTCGAAGGCTTCGACAATCACGCTGAGTCGAGCGATAGCCTGGTTGAGCCGGCCAGTACGTTCTCGCAGCTTCTCTTCTGTCAACGCGGACATGCGCGCGAGTGAGCCGTTCTCGCGCTGCAGCCGCTCGACCTCCTTTTCGGCGCGGACCTTGGCGTCGATCTCAACCAGATACTCGGCATGCAATTCCTCGAAGCTCACGGGGCCGGTGCCCGTCGACGCCCGCCGATACGCCTCCGCGGCCACCCTCGCGTCAGTGGGCGCCTGGTCGATGCGGGGATCGTGGGCTGGCTGACACCCGTCGCCTACGTGGTGGGTTTGCCCGGGGTCAGAGTGCTCGGGCATCAGCGGAGATCCCATGCTTCGGGAGTCTGGATCAGATGGAACGTGTGTGGGTGCAGGTTCACATAGTCGCTCGCACGGGGCAGCATCATCATCACGTCGATATCCGACGGAAAGAACGTCGCCCGCATTGCCTTGATCTCGTCCCAGAACGGGTCACGCCGATGGTGGCTGATGCTGGCGTGGAGCAAGGGGCCAAAGCGTGGCGTGTTGTCGATAGTTACGATGACGGCCAGCCCATTCGGTCCGTCGAACGTGGCGAACCCGCTGACATCGAGCATCTCGACGACGCTGGGCGTAGGCCGCGCTTTGAGCCAGCCACCGAGCGGCCACTTCACGTTGCCAGTCGGGACAGTCAGCCTCGTTGCCATCATGCCAGTGGCCGGAAGTGCTCGAGCGCCTGGTCGACTTCGTCTGGCTCGAGCTGGCGGCTGACGTTGAACCGCACGCTCGAAAGGCACAGGTGCCCATCCGTCAATCGGTCGTGTTCGGCGCAGAACACACGACAGCATAGAGGACAAAACGTTTGCACTGGAGCCCGGCAGCCAGCGCGTTCACAAAGTTGTGGGATGTCGTTCACATTGCCCCCTTGAGTTGAGCACAAATAGGCCATTTTTACCTTGACCGGGACACAACGCGGGTGTTGACTTGTGGTACGCGCAGGCGCGCGTGCCGTCTCCCCGCACGAGACGGGTAGGAGGGATGACGACCAGACAGATCTCGCGGTTTCGTGACTCTTTGCAGGACCACACGAATCCGCTCGACGACCGGCTGTGCCGCCATCCCCCCCATCTCGATAAACTCCCCTGTGCGGGGAACGGGAGCGGATGATGGGCGTCGTGGCCTTTGGGTCGTGCAACACGGCGCTCGTCGTCCGCTCGTTCTCTAACACGCGTTATCGCCGGCCTTCTTTCAGCCAGTTCTGGGATGGGCTCACGCGACCCGACCGTTCGGCGATCGTAGCTGCCGACAGGTGGGTGTAGGTCCGCATCACGTCGACGCTGACGTGGCCCAGGATGGCCCGCAACCCGGCTTCATCACCTGGATACTGGGTCAGGTAGATCGTGGCGAAGGAATGGCGGAAGCGGTGGCACTGCGCCTCGGCGACGCCCGCCTGTTGACCGAGACGACGGATGGTATCCGCGGCGCCGCTGGTCGACAGGCAGAACCCCTGCTTGGTCAACAAGAGCCGTCCCGTGCGACGGCTGGGGAATCTGGCAAAGAACGCTTCCCGCTCGCGCAGATAGGTCTTGAGCAGGCGAACGGTCTCGCCGCCATCGGCGGCGGTAGGATCACCGAACGGGATCGATCGCTCGCGGTTCCCTTTGCCGATGACGGTGATTCGGCGCTGGGGCGGCTCGAGACGGATGCGGTCGACCGTGAGTGAGGTGATCTCGCCGATCCGCGTGCCGGTGTCGAGCAGCAGGTGGATCAGCAGGCGGTCGCGCAGGGGTGTCTTCGAGGACTTGGTGGCCTCGAGCAACGCCAGGACTTCGGTGCGCGTGTAGGGCTGACGTTCGATCTCCCGCACGGCGGGGACCGGCAGGCGCGCCAGCGGATTGCCGCCCAGGATGCCCTCGGCGTAGAGCCAGCCAGCCCACACCTTCATGGTGGTGCCGAACATTTTGACGGCCACCGCGCCGCCACGTTTGCCGCGGCCGGCGCGCTGCTGCCAGAGGATGGCCTGGCGGACATTGGCCGGGTTCAGGGCGGCGTAGGTCGCCGGGATTTTTCGCAGTGCCAGGAAATCGAGGAAGCGTTGTTCGTACGTGGTGTAGAGCGTGATGGTGCGCGGCGACTTGCCGGCCGTGCCCAGGGCGAGACGGTGGTACGTTGAGGCTTGGGCCAGATTCACAGGCCTGAAACCCTCCCCATTCTGAGATGGTTCGTAGAACTGCTGTTCTACAGATAGGGGGAGGATAGGGGCTGTAGCAGATGACCGGGAAGGTTGTCGCGTCACGATTGAGTGGTGACCGACGCTAACGGGTGAAAACCGTGGCGAACGTGGGCGGTAGCCCACGCATAAGCCGTTGTTATCCGCCGCTTGCGGATCGTCTGGTGGCCAGATAATCGGGTCGACGGTGGGTTATTCTCAGTCAGCCCGCTACCGTTAGTAGGGGCCTGGAGCGCTTCCCCCGCGGTGGCCATGGCCTCGATGGCCCGCAGCACCGACTCCCAGAACGGCCGCGGGTAGCGGCTCAGGGTTTCAGATACTCGCGCCATGCGCGTCTGCAACTCCGACTGCACGGTAGTTGGCTCTGGGGTGCCCGGCAGGTAGCCGCACCGCTTCAACAGGTCTTCGTAGGGCACGCCGAGCGCCGGCGCGATCTTGGCGAGGTTGGCGGGGCTGGGCCTGGTCGCGCCCGTCTCCCAGCGGGTGATGTTGCTACTGTCCACCGTACTTGCGCGACTGAGGTCAGTCTGCGACCAGTTGCGCTCGGCTCGCCGTTCTCGTAACCAGTCGCTAAAAGCCTGCATGGATGCAGCATAGCCGCTGCACGCATGGTTGGGCAATGGAATCGTGGGCAGTCCCGATTACTCACATCAAGTTCTCATTTATCCTTGTACTGCATGGATGCACGCGTTAGGATGTGCGCATGCAAGCAGAGAGCCCGATCTTAAAACGGCTCGGGGAGCTTGACCGGACTCAGAGCTGGCTGGCTCGTAGGTTGGGGGTGACCCCGTCCACGGTGAACCGCTGGATCAAGGGAGTTGACCCGATCATTCCCCGGCGCAGACGTGAACTAGCGCTCGCGTTGGGCGTGCGCATGGAAGACCTGTTCCCGGAGCCCGTCGCGGCGTGAAGGGCGGGCGCGCGCGCCGCACGTAAATCCATTGAGCGTAGTCCGAGCCTGATCGGACTACGGAAGTGACAAGGAGGGTGGGGCCGGCCTAACGGCCCCACACCTCAACACCAACGAAAGGACCCTAGTCTTGCAGGACCAATCACGTTTCGTCAGTGCATCCCAATCATACGCAATCGCCGTTAATACGCAACCGGCTCAGTTTACCGGTGACGTAACGATTACGTCAGGGTCACGTCTCGCATGGTGACGCTCACCAACGGGACCGACCGTACCTGGTCGATGCAGGCCGCGTCGGACCGCGACAAGGCCATCGCCGTCATTCAGGACGCACGCCAGCGCATCTGCGACGTGCGCCTGTTGTTGAACCATTACGACACCTCGCTGTCGTTCAAGCTGGATTCGTTCCAGCGTGAGCTCAACGACAGACTCGGTGGACTGCTGGTAGCCAAGTTGGACGCGCAGGCGTGACGACTACGGCTGCGCCCCGCGATCTCACCCGCCGCATAGAGCGGCACTATGGTCTGGCCCACGGCGAGATCGTCATCGTTTCCTGGGACGGGAGCGAGCGGCGCCACTTCTTCGATGAGCAAGAAGCCAGCGCCTACTATCGCGAGCAGCGCCGCCTGGCCACTGCCGCTCGTGATGCATGGGAGGCACGTCAGGGATGAACTGGGACGAGGTCGTCTACCGCGTCACCCTGCTGGCGGTGATCCTGGGCCTGGTCTGGCTGGTGTTCGCGCCCATGCCCAATGGTGAGCCGCTCCTACAGCTCGTCCACCAGGCGTACATCGCATGACGACGATGCCCTCGATTCGGATGACCGCGGCGGTGGACGCGGCGTACACCAAGTACGCCTCGGACCATCACGGCGACTTATCAGACGTCGAGGGTTTCGCATCGACCATGTTCAACGCCGGCGCCCGCCATGCGGTGACGGCGATGGTCGAGTTCGGCGACGTGATCCCGCAGCTCCACCGCATTGAAGCTCGAGTGCAGCGGTTGCTCGTCCTGCTCGAGGCATTTTCGTGACGGCGTGGACAGTGGAGGAGCGACAGGCTGCGTTCTGGGCCAAGGTGGAAATCAACCCCGGTGGTTGTTTCTTCTGGAAGGGCGGGCGCACCCCCGGCGGATACGGTCGCTTCGCTGATGGCCGCGGGAGTAACGAGGCGGCGCATCGTGTGGCATATCGGTGGCTCGTGGGGCCGATCCCGCCGGGGATGCAACTGGATCACCTCTGCCATAACCGCGCCTGCGTAAATCCTGCGCACCTCGAGCCCGTGACGCACGTCGAAAACATCGTCAGGCGCATCCCACACAACGTTCCCATTGATCGCTGCAAGCGCGGGCATGAGTTCAGTGCCGCCAACACGTACCTGATCAGTGGCAAGCGGAAATGCCGTACTTGCTGGCTAGCAGCCATGAAACGCCAGCGTGATCGAAAGAGGGCGGCGTGACCTTCGGCGACATCGTGCCGCAGCTCCACCGCATCGAGGGCAAGGTCAAGGCCTTGCTCGAGTTGCTCGAGGCATTCGACGAGCCATGACCGTGCAGGGCTTTGTCATGGCCGGCTGGTTGCCGGCGGCCACGGTGAACGGCCAGAGAGGCCACTGGAGCACGTATCAGCGCAAGCTCAGGGGTGCCCAGGTGCATACCACCGTGTGCGCGCGCGAGGCCGGCATCATCCCGCTGCGGGGCCGCGCGAAGGTCACCATCACGCTGACGTTCCCGGTGCAGCGGCGGCGCGACGTGGACAACCTCACGGCTCGCTGCAAGGGCATTCTGGATGGGCTGGTCAGGGGCGGCATTCTCGCGGACGACGACACCGAGCACCTGGAGCTCGTGGTTCGCGGCGTCGTGTGCAGCGGCTACACGTCGACCATGATCGAGATCGAGGACGTCGCGTGAGAGTGGCGGCGCTGGTATCGGCGGCAGTCCTGGTGCTGACCACCCACACGGCCCACGCGCGAGACGTAGGCGACGATCCCACGCCGGTGGTCGTGGACGATGCCCAGGACCAGGTCGTCGAAGCTGTCGTCGAGCCGGTGGTTGATCCGCGCGTGGCGTGCATAGAAGCCAAGGAGAGCGGCGGCGCCAACGTGTGGAACCGCGGCGGCAGCGGGGCGGGGGGCGTACTTCAGTACTTCCCGTCCACGTTCCGCCGCGGAGCACTGGAAATGGGACACCCCGAGTGGAGTTTGTGGGTGCCCTGGCAGGCACGTCTGGTAGCGGCACACGACCTCCAGATGGGCAGACGCCGCCAGTGGACCGTCGGAGGCTGTACGTGAATAGAGCGGCCAGGCAGAAGTACCTCGATGAGATCTACGCGCTGGACAACGCCGGCCGTCGGCGCCGCAGTTTCACCGAGGTCATTGTCATCGCGACGATTTGGGGAGTGATCCTCGGGGTCAGCGTGCTGATCCTGGTGGGGTCGGTATTTCTCATAGTCGCGGTGGTGAGGCAGTTCTTCTCGTGAGCCGCTGGGTGCTGGTGGAGTTGGAGGAGGAGCTGCCCGCGTATCGGCAGGTGGGCCTGTTCTGCGCCTTCCAGCAGCTACCGGGCGTCGTGAGTGTCACCGACCTGGCAGCGATCTCCCAGACGACGCTGGACGTGCTGTTACTGGGACCGACGGAACCGGTGAGTCGTCCATCCACACGGGTCAAGCAATTGGACTTCATGACATGAGTAACTACTTAGAAGACTTCGCTGACGAGATGCAACGGGTGGCAGACCGGCTGGCCCAGGACCCCAGACATTTTCATCAGCATCTCGGGCTGCACCTTCTGGAGGACCGGAAAACGGTGGTGCTGCTCGCCTTGAGAGAACCGGAACCAGCGGAGGTGACGCCGGGGTGAGGCTAGGGATTGTCGGTCGCGCGGTCCTCCAGGTCAGCGATGAAACGGTCCAGCTCTTCGCGGGACACGAGCCATCCGGCCTGGCGGTTGATCTGGACGCCGTGCAGCGAACCGGCGCGCAAATACCGGCGCACGGTCTCGATGCTCAGGTGCAGTTCGGTTGCGACCTGGCTGACCGTCAGGAATCGCTCTGCGCTCACACTCGTCACGGTACCAAGGATAGCACAACTCTCGACGACGTGTCGCGTCGTGTTGCGAAGAGTATGGTAGAATCGGGATGTAGGGGGTGCGAATGAGCACGGCGGTTCAGATACGACAGGCAGATGCTGAGGCAGACGCGGCGGCAAGGGCTGAATTCCAGCGCGAGCAGGCGCCCAGCCCACAGGAGTTGCTCATCACTCCCGATGGGCGGCCCACCGCGGCGGGCTGGCGCAAGATCGGCGAGCAGTTGCGCCGGGTCATGGACGTCAAGCAGCGACCAGGCCGCGGCACCCAGAAGTTCGACTACGTCACCGCTCGCCAGGTCGCCGATCGCCTCGACGCCGTGGTCGGGCCAGGCAACTGGGAGACGCGGTTCGTGGTGCTCGATTTCGCCAAACAGGTCGTGGAATGCACGGTCACCATCTTCGGCCAGCACAAGTCCGACGTCGGGTATCCCAACAATCCGAGCCGTCCGGAGCTCGAGGAGGAGCCATTCAAAGCGGCGTACTCCGACGCCTTTAAACGCGCCGCCGTCCAGTGGGGGGTGGGGAGGTTTCTCTATGACGACTGAGCACCAGGAGATCGGCATTCTGCGCCGGTGCCGCCGCTGCGACCGGTGGCAGTCCATCGAGCACTTCGACGAGCTCGGCAAATTGTGCAAAGGGTGCTGCTCGCAGCATGGGAAGGCGAGCGGGAGGATCGCGCATATGCGGGGCATCGTGCTCACGCCGAAAGCCCGCGCGTATCTCAACGAAGGGAGGGTGGTGGCAGCCTGATATGCCAGCAAAACGTCTGCCGTGGTTCAAGGTGTGGGTGGGTGCTACGCGACATGAGAAGGTCGCCACCCTCAGCGATACCGACTTTCGAACATGGGTGGAGCTGCTCGACGCTGGCGCCCAGCAGAGCGTCCGCGGTCACTTCGACAGTGCCGCCACCGCCGCCGCCGTCGTGCGCCGTCCGCTGGCCTCAGTCAAGCGGTTGATCGCCGCCAGACTGCTGGACGACCAGCCAGACGGGGTGTGGCTGCACGACTGGCCAGACTGGCAGCGTTGGTCTCCCGAAGATGACGCGATCGACACGCGAAGCACTCCTGAACGACTCACGAACAACACGCGAACGACTCACGAACAACACGCGAACGTCAACGGAACAACACTCGAACGCCCCTCGCGCGGGGCTGAGCGCGCGAAGACGAAAGACGTAGACGTAGAAGAAGACGTAGAAGACGTAAAACCCCCGCTGCTGCCGCAGCACCCCCAGGGGACAACGGCAGCAGAATTTTCAATCGAAGAGCAAGATCGCATCGACGCGGTGACGGTCGTCCTCGAGTCGTTCGGCATCTCCCACGATCCCGGGTTGTGGCGAAAAACCCTCGACACCTACGGGGGCCTCGACCTCCAGGCCGAAGCCCTCAAGCAAGCCGACTGGATGCGCCGCCACAAGATCAAAACGTGCTCCACCGCTCGCTACCTCGAGTGGCTGAACCGGGTCCGCAACGACACACGCCCCACCCGCTCGGCAGCCGACGCCGCTGCCGACGCGGAGGCCGCCAAATTGGCGTACTTCGAGCAGGAATTCGGCTACCTGCGGAACAAGACCAGCGTGGCGTCCTGATGCGCTCACTCACCGCCCTCCTCCATCCCACCGCCGCCGACCGTACGCCCGTCGCCACCTGGCCGCTCGACAACATCCTGCGCCTGCCCCACACGCTCACCCTGCAGGCCCTCCTCGCCACCGTCGCCCTCGATGACCCTGGCGGCCTCGATCGTCTCCGCCGTCTCGAACGCCAGCTCGTCGACGCCCAGGAGCGCGACCTCCTGGCCACCGCGTTGCCGCCGGGGTGCTGGTGCTACGGCGCCGGCGGCAAGGACGAACGTGCCGTGCTCCTGCCCGGTGACGAGGTGCCCCTGGTGTTCAGCACGTACTGCGGCTGCGCCATCGGCCAGGCCCGCAAACTCGCCGACGACGATCTACGCCAGCAGTCCAGAACCTGGCAGCACGAGGTCCGCCTGATGGGCATCTGGGAGGGCGCCAGAATTCCCGAGCGCTTTTCTGGCTGCAGCTTCGCCACGTTCCCCAGTTCACCGACCACCGATCTGACGATCGCCTCGCTGCGTGCCTGGCTGGTCAGTCCAGGCTGGGCCATCGTGCTGATGGGCCAGTTCGGCGTCGGCAAGACCGGCCTGGCCATCAGTGCCCTGCGCGAGGTCGCCGAGCTCCAGCGTCGGCCTGGCCTGTTCGTCAAAACACCCGATTTGCTCGCTCGCATCAAGGCCACCTACGCCAGAGACGCCACCACCACCGAAGCCACCGTGCTCGACAGCCTCCGCACCGTGGACTACCTGGTGCTCGACGACATCGGCGCCGACAAAGACACCGACTGGGCCACCTCGATGCTGTTCCAGGTGCTCGACGACCGCCACGACCACCAGCGGAAAACCATCGTCACCACCAACCTCGACCACATGCATCTGGGCATGCACCTCGGCGCACGCACCATGCGCCGCTTCGAGGAGGACACGGTGTTTCTGACAGTCGACGGCCCCAACCTGCGACGGAGTGACGCCGCATGATCCGCTTTGATGCGCCGTTGGATTTCGACCTTCCGGACTATGCGCTGGCGCCAGATGGAACGCTGATGCCCATCGACGAAGCTCTGCGCCAACGCGCCGTGCAGCGCAGCCGACGACCAGGTGTGAAACAACCACTGGTCGACCGGTACATTGCCGATGGCCAATGGCCGATCATCAAGAACGGTGATCTGGTCGGGTGTTCGGATGGCACGGACCAGAAGGTCGAATGGGCCTACCAGATTTTCCGACGCCAGGTCGGCATCTGCCATCGCATCGCCCAGAAGTGGGGCGAACGCTGCATGCTGCTCGACACGAATTCCGGTCCAGGTGGCTACTGCTGGGAGGCTGACAACGGCAACCGGTTCTCTCGAATATTGCTCCGTGGGACTCCGTTGCAATTTCTCCGAGCGGTCCATGACAGTCCGTGGCTCAACCAGTGGGCCGTCGCGTTTATCGACGCCCAGGAACGGTATTCACTGGACCTCACGCGTCGCATCGAAGAGGCTCGGTTGCGTGGTATGCCGTTGCCGCCGAGCATTGAAATTGCCACCGGCCACAATGTCGCGCTAGCGCCAGATTGGGTACGGAGACACTTTCGATACGGCGAGCGTCCGTTCGGCCTGGTCGTCCATGATGCCAACAACAGCGTCGATCCGGAGTTGATGGCCGACCTGGGGGCACTCCCGCAACTGTCGCGGGTTGACTTCATGGTCTACGTCGCCGCGGCCAATCACAAATGGCATCGCGGCGAACGTCCCGGCCCACTTATCGACTGCCTGTCTCCCGCACGAAAGGACGTGTGGCTGATCGGGCCGGTTAACGGTCACTGGCAACACGTCTGGCTGCTCGGCACTCGCTGGCAGAGTTACCCCGAGTACACAAAGATCGATTTCGTGAGATGGGATTCACCGGAAGGTCAGGAGCGGTGGGAGCGTCTGACCACGACGAAAGCCGAACGCCGCAGGAGATGAACGTCGTGTGTCTGTTGCTGGGTCACCGCTGGCGCTTCTGGCCACGCTCACCCTCCCGGCTCCTGGCCCTCGATCGCTGCACACGCTGCCACAAAACCACCCCCCACTGGAGCCGAGCGTGACTTGCTGGTGCGGGGTACGGAACCCGTACTTCTCCGACGATCTCAGCGACACATGCG